ACAAAGTTGTTATTTCCCGTGTGCAAGATGTGCAGTCGATCCTTGATTACAATAAAGAAAAGCAAATTGCTGGCACGGTGGCTGGTAGTGAAATGCGCCATGTGGGCCAAATCCCGTTTGTTGTGGTTGAAAAATGGATGTCCGAGTCTGGTTTAAAACTAGGGTCGAAAGAGTTTGCTGAATATGTTAAAAAGAAATTGTTGAGCGGTGATTACGCGAAACTTTTGGTGCACGGTTACTGAGGGCGTAAATATGAGTAATAGAAGTACAGTCGCATCTGCGCATGAACGGATTGATGGTATCGAGCCGCGCATCACTAAGCTGGAAACCACTGTTCATTTGCAGTTCAAAGAGGTTTTTGCCCGTGTGAAGCGGCTAGAGGCAATTTTGATCGCTACTGCCGGAACAACCATCGCTATGCTTTTTGCGGTGCTGACGAAGATGGGCTGATGATCTGTGTCCTTGCATTTGTTTCATTTAACCATGCTTGGACACAAGGCGGGAACCAGTTGTTCCAATACTGTTTCTATAACTGCGGCACTGCAAAGAATGGCTTGTGGTACGATAGGGTCTATCGTGTCAGCTATTTGTTTGTCTGCCCCGCGAGGTTTGTTGAAACATGATTGATCCTATCTCAGCTCTTTCAATTGCAGCCTCTGCTGTATCGAGCGCCAAGACCCTGCTGGCTGCTGGTCGGGATGCGTCCGGAGCATTAAGTAAATTTGCTGGCGCGGTGTCGGACGTTAATTACGCCGCTGAGAAGGCACGGAATCCAAGCATATTTGCTTCACTTACCGGGTCTGCTGAACAGGCTGCGATAGATGCTTTCTCTGCGCAAAAGCGCCTCCAAGCTATGAAGAAAGAGATTGAAACAATCATCATGTTTCAGCACGGCCCGAAAGGTTTGGAGGAATACAAAGACACTCTCCGCAAGATTAGGGCGCAGCGCAAGAAGACTGCGTACCGCAAAGCTGAAATAAAAGAAGCTCTGATAATGTGGGTTGTCGGCGGCATTATTGTTCTGGCTGGGGTCGCTGGTTTGGCGGCTACTCTGTGGGCCATCGGTAAGCAGCAAGGCAAATGGTAGATGAAGGATGCAGAGATCATACGCCTGTTCGATCAGAATGTTGAGCTAATCATTGAAGGTTTGGCTGCGCGGTCGGGTCGTGACTTTTCTGAAATTTTAGCACTCTTGCGAGATAGAGGAATAAGATATGCCAAATGAATATGATTTAAATGGTAACGGCAAGATTGATCCAGATGAGAAATCAATCATGTTGGAAGATCGTCGCCGCCGCATGGAAGACTCAGACGCTAAGAGAGACGCACAGAGGCGCATGACATGGTTTTCCTTATCTGGGATGGTTTTATACCCTTTCGTCATTGTAGCGGCCTCTCTGTGGGGCTTAGAGACCGCTGCGGGTCTATTGGCAGATATAGCGGCGGTTTATGTTATCGGAGCATCTGGTATCGCTGCTGCTTATTTCGGGTTTAACGCAATGGAGAGTAAAAATGCTTCAAGCACTGATCGGTCCAGTAGCTGAATTAGCGGGTGGCTGGCTAAAAGGTAAGGCAAGCGCACAGGCTGCGTCTGCAAACCTAAAGTTAGTTGAGGCGGAAGCCAAAGCGACCATAATGAAATCGGCTGCTACGTCTGAAGCGGACTGGGAAAAGATTATGGCCGAGGGTACTCAAAATTCCTGGAAAGACGAGTATCTTGTGCTGCTTTTCTCCATTCCCTTGATACTGAGCTTCCTGCCTTTTAGTTGGGCAAAACAAGCGGTTACAGACGGTTTTGCTGCGCTAGACACCATGCCGGACTGGTACAGCTACACATTGGGTGTAATCGTGGCCAGCAGCTTTGCTGTCAGGTCTGCAACTAAATTTTTTGGAGGAAAAAAATAATGAGCGATGCAATGCGTGAACTGCAAGCTAAATGCGGCGTTGCGGCAGATGGTCAATTTGGCCCTAACACTGCCAAAGCGATTGCCAAGTTTTATCAACTATCGCCGGAAGCCGCGTCACATTTTTTGGGACAGTGCCACCATGAAAGCGGCGGGTTTAAACGTAAGCCAGAAGAAAACCTAAACTATTCCGCAAAAGGTTTGCGATCATACTTTGGACGTTATTTCAAAACTGATGAGCAAGCTGAAGAATATGCCCGTAATCCTGAGAAAATTGCCAATTATGTTTATATGGATGAAAACCGAAAATATCCGCTTGGCAATACAAAAGAAGGTGACGGGTGGTTGTGGCGAGGGCGCGGATTTATTCAATGCACAGGCCGTTTTAATTATAGGGCTTTTGCCAGCGAAATGCGTTTACCAGAGGTGATGGAAAACCCAGATTTAGTTGCAACAGAATACGCTATGGAAAGCGCGATTTGGTATTTTGACAAAAACAATATTTGGGTTCACTGCAAGCACGTTACGGATGATACCATTAAAACTGTAACTAAAGCAGTTAATGGCGGAACGCACGGTTTGGATGATAGGATGGCACAGACTTATAAAATCTATAAATGGCTTGCGCCTGATTAATCGCACGTTTATAAATTTTGAGCGGGTGGCTATCATCACAATACAAATCGCTGCGTCCCAATCGGGCGGTTGTTTACCTCGGATGACGTTGCTACCAAAAAAGCGCCAACTTTTAAATCTCAACGGCCACCCGCACGATCTTTAAAATATAATTCCAACCATCGCCATTAAACCTGCGCCGCTGATAAAGCCAATAATTGCCCCAATTAAACCCGCTGCGTTTATCATGCGTTCTATTTCTTTGTCATCCATCACTGTTTACCCCAAACACCACGCCTTTATCCCAAACACTTTGCGAAACGCATCGTCCAAAATCTTTTCTATGTCCTGTTCAGTCATGTGTTCGCTCCTTTGGTTTTTGATTTGGTAGATAGTAAAGCCAATAATCGGGTTTGTTTTTTTGATAATCTAAGCGGTATTTTTTTAACCTACCCATTTGCACAAGGCCATTCATTAAACCGCTAATAATGGAAGCGTTCATGCCCATGTTATTGTCGCCCATAATGTTTTTAAGTTCTGGCACTGTGTAGTCTTTGCCAACTTCAAAGAAACTGATAATGTGATTTCTTCGATCTTCCGATATTTTTAGCAATCGGATTTTTTCTTTTTGCATTTGTTGTTTGTTGGGTGTTTTTATTTGCATTGGAAGTGCTGGGCGTTTTCCCGATTTTGCCATTTCAATTTCAAATTCTAAAACATGATAACCCCAAGCAATTTCTCCAATTATCTCTGGGCGATGTTCTTTTTGGATTTCTTCTAATGCTAATTCTTTTCGATGTTTCTTTGGATCAGTTGCCCAAGCGCGAGAATTTCCTCTAATTGCTGCGTCAGATTTTGTCTGCTTTGTTGTTTTGATTTGTCTATCATTAACTTCAACAACCTTTGTTGTCTCGCACACGCAATTATCAACTCCGCATTTGTCACAAGTTTTATCCTTTACAGTTTTAAATTTTATACCAAACCGCTTTGCGTTGCGGCTTATTGTTGCCGGGGAAACATTTAATATCTCAGCCGTTTGGGTTTGATCTAACCCATTTTCGGCGCACCGCACCATAATGCCAATATCGTTTTCTTTCAACTTCACGTTCATTTTAATAACCCCGCTCCGCAAAGTCTTCATCAATATACTCAATTAACGTGCAGTGATATTGCTTCAGGATTTCATTGCTTAATCGCTTAGAAACTGGATCGGTTTTACCGGGGCGGCAAATGCTTGTGATTTCGCTTTCTATTTCACCGGGATCATCTGCCCATCCAATTCCCTTTGAGGCTTCGTAATAAACCTCAATGTCTAATTCTATGCCTCTAACTTCAACTGCCGTTTTGATTGAGTAATAGTTCATGATCTGCTCCTGTTATTTATATGCACTTTTGTATTGTGCATTTTACATTAGTGCAAGCGGTTATTTACAGAAATAATACCAATCCGAATAAACCAGTTACAAACAAAACTTCTCCTACAAC